GGCTCTTCAGTGAATTGACTCCCCCTCCGGGGGTAGGGGGGCGAGAGACCTGGAATAGTAAAAAAACTGGCCCAGTAGGGACTTACCTCTATGGACTGAGCTACCCAGTGGGATAGTTCTGGTGGTTCCAGAAAATCATCGCGCTTTCGTCCAACATACTCTGGCTTTGTGTCCCCCCATCTCCACTGACAAAACGCAAGAAGGCGTTCCAAGCTGAGACACAAATCGCGTGGATAGTGCTCCTCAACTCGTGCCAGAAAAGTTCCAGCATCGGGACAGTCAACAAGAAGTTCTCGCCATCCGGTTCGTCCACGGCCGACCTCGAGTTCATCAAGCTCGAAGTTGCGAAGACATTCAGTGTCATATTTTGTGCAATACTCTCCCACGGCTTTAGGGCTTCTTGGTTTCTGAATGTTAGGATGGTGTCCGTCCACGTCAAAGACTCTAGCGTCGACGAAACGTCGCCTGGTGTCCCAAGAAGCGTAAGCGTGAATATGAGGCTCCCCATCGTCGTGAGGCTCACATGCAACGAGAAATCGTCGCACACCAAGCTCGACCAATAGGAAATCTCTGACCCGCTCGCGGGTAAGGTCACCGGAACGTGGAAAGGTGAGGAAAACATCTTTGCCGTCGAAAGCGAAAGTGCGCGTGCCGCTGGACATAATATTACCCAGCGGCACTTGGCACTCGGCACACTTATATAAGCGTGCCCAACAATCGAAAAACTTTTCGATGGCAGGCCTCTTGAATATTTTCCCAGAACTCGCAGCAGAGCTACGCCTCGGTCTTAATTTGGCAACTGTTTATGCAGGCACAAAGCGAGCTTTCTCTGCACTCACTCCTCCGCCATCTCCTCAGTTTGGAAAGAAAGCTAGACTCACTCCTCGCACAAGTAGAACAGCTATGCCTCGCGCTGCAAGACGACGTTTCGGGCGAAAGCGACGTTTCCGAAAAGGAAAGCGTCGAGCTCTTAGAATGACACGTAGAAAGATGCGTTCTACGTTCAAACGACGCGTGAAGGCAGTTATGCTGCGCACTCTCGAAACTTACAAAAAACACTACACGGAGACATCGTTTACCCTTGCCCCAGGAAATGGGACAACTGGCATGAATGTTCGTGTTTTTGCACCTTGGCAAGCGGCGTTTACACAAGGAACAGGATCGGGACAGATGACCGGTTCCAAAGTCCATTTATGGAAGTTTATGTGGCGTCTTAACATCAAAGGCCTTCTTGCTGGTGATGTTCACGTGCAAATTCTGTTTATCAAGTCTGAGTTTCAGATGGATTGTACTGCTGCCGGCGTTGACGTGAACAACGAAGGCGCAACAATGACACCAGCAACAACAGCTACTGCCGTACCCGCACAGACGGCACCAAATGGCAATTTACCTCTATTTGACGTCACTGCAGCACCCGGACAGTTCGCCGGACTTAGTCCAGTCACCAAATTTAATAATGACAATATCACTATACTCAAAATCTGGAATTTCAAACTACACGGTTTCGGTGTTACCGGCACGGACCCGTTTATTGATACAACGCTTACATTTCCTTTCAACAAACAAGTCCAGATACAAGAGACACAGGAGACGATTGATGGCATACCGAGGTTCTTTGGTCCAGCAGGAAAACGCGGTAACGCGGACCAATACTATATCCTCATGCGTACATGGGGTCAAGACTTTATCTCTGCTACCACCGCCATCGATGTAGATCACAGAGGTTTATGTATGTGGAAAGATATTTAGTTGATAACAAAGACTCTTTATTGAATAAACAAAGGATTCACTAAGTCAAGCATGACAGTGTTTACATGCATCCACTCCAGTTCAGCTCCGGAAATAACTCGTCTAGGATCCCCGTCTCGATTGCACACCCAGATACAAGGTTTACCCCACTCGACGGTTCGCTTCTTGCGATACTTGTCGGTGAGCACAAAGCGTTTTTGTGCTCCAAAGAATGACTTCCACTGCGGGAAATACTTAATGTTAAAGTCGTCGAGGACGATATACTTAGCCTCCGCGTTCCAGTCATCGAGGTTGAATTGCCCACACATGTACATGTGCGTGCCAAGAGATCGTGCCCACTCAGTTTTCCCGAGTCTACTTGCCCCGCATAGTAGCAACGAAAGAGGTCGTTCAACATCTAGCTAGACAAGCCGAGTTAGCAAGCATGCAGTAATAGCGTTAGCCCCTCTTGGCTCTTCAGTGAATTGACTCCCCCTCCGGGGGTAGGGGG